CTCTGTCTTACACTCGGTGCACCTATGTTGGCATAGGTCTTTGGTTGTACCACTGTTCCTCAGTGGACACCAAGTGGTGTTTGTTTTTTCATTTCATAGATGAATTCTACATCAACCATGAATTTACGACAACAACTCATTTAATAACCTTACAATCTAAAGTAATACTAAAGTATTAATGGAAGTGAGAGTGGGAATCGAACCCACGAACAACAGTTTTGCAGACTGCGACATTACCATTCTGTCATCTCACTATAATTCTGGCACGGCATGCAGGAATCGAACCCACATTCGCACTTTAGAAGAGTGCTGTCCTATCCATTGAACGAATGCCGTATTGGTGCGAGTAGCAGGAATCGAACCAGCAAGCCGAAGCGGAAGATTTTAAGTCTTCTGTGTTTACCTATTTCACCATACTCGCAGAAACTTTATTATACATCAACAAACATTGCATGTCAACAACTATCTGGTGCCCCTGCTGAGATTCGAACTCAGAACAATTTCTCCTTTTGAGAGAGACGACTTTCCCAATTTGTCCACAGGGGCATGGTAGTGGGTGTGGGAGTCGAACCCACATTGGCCAATTATCTGTTGCACACGGGATATAAATCCGCTGTTTTACCGTTAAACTAACCCACTAAATTTGGCGGAAGATGTGAGAGTCGAACTCACTGACCATATTCCTACGATCTACAGTTTAGCAAACTGCTGCATTACCGTCCTGCCCATCTTCCTAACTCTGGCACCCAATGAGAGAATCAAACTCCCAACTCCTCGTTCGTAGCAAGGTATGATATTCATTTCACCAATCGGGTATTGGTACCTCGTGACAGGATCGAACTGCCGACCTTCTCCTTGTAAGGGAGACACTCTACCGCTGAGTTAACGAGGCAAAATTTTATTTACTTCAGATTGTATTTTATTGTGAGGAACATTGAGATACATTCCAGGACTACGCTGACCAATGCCAGAGTTGTCAAAGAAATTATCGTAACGCACATTGTACTTACCAAAATCTACATTGGTAGTTTTATACGCACCGATTGTTATCACATACTCAGGTTTTGTCTTTACTTGTTTTAACACTGTAGCAACAGACCCTGCTCCTCTACTAAATCCATACAACTGATATGGAACATTTATTGTACTGATAAATTCTATCGCATCTTTTTCTTTATGCCAAGAAAAAGTTTTGCTGCAGTATGCAAGACGACTAGCGTACACATTTAGTGCGCTCTGATCGAACACATCGTTTAATCCTCTGAATGCTATCACATAACCATTACATGCACTAGCAACAAGAGGTAAAAACAGCAGGAATGAAATTATAGTTTTTATCATATGTTTGGTGGAAGCGGTGAGATTCGAACTCACGGAGCCATCTCTGACTCGACAGTTTTCAAGACTGTTGCAATAAACCAGACTCTGCCACACTTCCGTTAATTGGTAGCCAATAGTGGATTTGAACCACTGACCAATACCTTATCAAGATACTGCTCTACCACTGAGCTAATTGGCTATGAGTTTTTATCTATAACGATTAATAAAATGATCACCATAATTAGAACTGCCATTGCCCCATTTTGGTTCTCCTTGTTGGTGCTGCCTAGTAGAATCGAACTACTTTCCGAGGTTCTTCAGACCCCTGCTATGACCACATCAGCTAAAGCAGCATATTAATTTGGGGTGTCCAATGAGGATCGAACTCATACTCTCTCGTTCACAGCAAGAAGTGCAGACCACTACACTATGGACACCATCGAATTTTGGTAGGGGCACAGAGAATCGAACTCTGGTTTACTGGTTAAAAGCCAGTTACTTTACCACTAAGTTATACCCCCAAACTTTGCCAAACAGAAACATGCTGAGTCTCCCTCACGCTATCTCAACTTTCGTGACTCCTCAATGCTAATTCTATCACACAGGGTAAGTACCTGTGTTTCCTAGCAAGGCACACATCACAGAGAATGTTTCTGTTTGGCAGGGGATGATGGACTCGAACCACCGCATGTCGGAATCAAAATCCGATGCCTTACCAACTTGGCGAATCCCCTACAGAATCCCGAATTTTTAAAGAACAGGGCGAGATCTTATCTCATGTTGACATTATTGTCAACCCCTTAAAACAAAAAACCCTCTGGACTTTCGTCTCAGAGGGTTTGGTAAGTAATCTGTTTACTCTACAATTTACTTGCCAAACCCCCTACATGGTAGATTCTCAATAGCATATCCAAATGTTGGACGTGCACTTGACCAATCACACTTCTGTGATAAGGTATGCATCGCAACGGATATGTTTCTGAGTTTCATAGTAGAACGGAATCTTACCTTAATTTGGTTTATTTGTCAAGCAGTTTCTGAAATAACCCTACAACTTGTAAGGTTATCCCAGCGACTACATCTATTTATAACGAATCTTACTTCAAAAGTGAATATTTGTCAAGTATTTTTAAATTTATTTTTAAATACTTTCGTATTCGTCTTTACCTACACCACACTCTGGACATTCAAAGTCATCGGGAAGTTCATCCCACTTACCTTCAGTTGCCTCATCATGCACATGACCACACACTACGCAAATATGATCCATTATAGACCTCCAAGTACTTGTTTGTAAGCATTGGCATGTCGTTCTTCGACTTTCTTCAATGCTGCAAATCGCTTCTCTGCTTTCTTAAGAATCTCTGCAAATTGCTCTGCATGTTCTTTAGACTCAGCGATCTGTTCAACTGCAATACCAGCTGCATGAACATCACCCTCTTTTACTGCAATGGCATGGAACTGCGGATACATTTCTGTATACTCATAAGTCTCTCCATCAATTGCTTTCTGCAAACATTCCTTAGTGGATGGCTTACCGATTAACAACTCAAGATGACCCCATGCGTGTTGGAGTTCTTGGTCGGCAGTTTTCCAAAAATGTTTTGCAACATCTTCGTAACCCTCTTCCATTGCAATCCTAGCGAAATAACGATACTTGATATGAGCCATTGACTCACCAGCCAATGCGCTCTCAAGATTTTTTAATGTCACTGACATATTACCCTTTCAATTTCTATATTACATTTTTCCAAAAAGTCTAACCCGATACTGTCTCTGTATGTATCACGGTAATACACTTTACTTATCCCTGCTCCATAGATGATCTTCGCACAGTGAATGCATGGCGCATGAGTGCAAAACAAAGATGCCCCATCACCACTATCTCCACTCTTTGCTAGTTTGGAGATGGCATTTGCTTCTGCATGAATCACTTCATCTTTGGTTACCAAACTCACTGTGTCATCTGAATGCTGAATTGTATTCTCACATTCGTTTGTCCATCCAGATGGCATACCATTATATCCGATTGAGATAATACGATTGTCTTTCACGACAACCGCACCAACTTGTAATCGTTTTGCACTAGACAACTGTGCGAATCTTGCAGCAGTGTCCATAAATGCATCAACCCACTTTTGTTTCATTTTAAATACACTCTAACTTTTTCTACATTTTTAGCGATATGATTCTCAAGTCTAAACTGCACACGCTTACTTTGTCTCTCTCCAGTGTAAATCATCCACGTTGGTTGATGCACTGTTTCTCTATAAGATTTAAAGATCTTATGTTGTTTGTAATCTCCTGGATAGATGTACTCATACAATTGCATTTCTATTTCCGATTCATATGCTACGTATGAAACACCATTCACCACTACCTCAACAATCAATTTTGGGTACTTTGGAATGTTCACAAAAGTAACACCAATGTTTTTACAATCCATAAAAGAACCACGACTGCTCGCAAAGCATACCATGTTCTGTTCTGAATACTCAGGTTGTGATGGAGCAGTAGCACTACCGAAGACTGCAGCGATTAATGGATTGATAGTTATCAAACCACTCACCACACCACCATGAATATTGGCATATGTGTTGCTTCTTGTTTTACCTTTCTCATCAATCACAGAAGTGAATGCTTGCAGATCTGAAACCCATTTCGGTTGTAGTTGCATGCCGATGTTTAGTGTAACAATAGAACTGTTGCGATCTATCTCATAGGCAGGTCTGCTCACTGTAAATGCAATCATGCTGTTTACATTGTCCAGTTTATCAACTACACCTCTACGTTGTTCGTGTTCTCCAAACTCAATGTTGAACTCTTGTTCATTCTTGCCTGTTACACGATTATCTTTCTTTTCTACTACATCTGCAATAATAGTGACTTCCACACCAGAGTTTACTTGTTTATACTCTGTGACACGAAAAGACTTAATGATACCACCATTGTACTGCTTGGCACTATCACTATATTTTCCGTTTTTGTATTCTTGCTCACCTGTGATGAAAGTACCAGTGACACTCTCAAGTGCTTGCATCTTTGCGTTTGCAAGTGCAGCATCATAGGTAGATCCATAGCCAGTGACTGTTACCTCTTTTGCACTGGCGATGTTACTAATCAATAGCAGAATTACGAAAAGATATTTCATTTTGCGAGCATCATCGATTTAAGTTTAGCAGAAGATTCAAGTGAACGCTTGTCCACTACGATCATCACTGTCACATTCTTACCATCATCGGTGATTTTGCGATCATCGATATATGCCCCACGGAGAATACCAGAAGATTCTTCTACGATAGACTCAGTGATTTTCTGAGACATTTTAGTTGCTCGATCTTTGCTAACATTTTGATCAATCAACGCATCAGTAAAAGCATCAGATGTTTTCTTCGACTTTAGATCAGACTGAATAAACTCTACAATGTTACGCTTTGCACGTAGTGTTGCAAGGTTCATAGCCTGTTCAATGCCAGCATCATGTTCAATTGGCACGTTAGCAGATGCAGTAGATTTAATTGCTTTCCAATCACCAAACGTAGAAAACTCTACCTCAACCTTACCGAAATTCTTCGCTAAGGAAGCACCCTCCTGTGTCATTTGTCCAGTAGGTTTAGTCGAACTACATGCACCAAGCATCAGTGCGATTACAGCCATAGCGAGGATTCGCTTTTTCATTTCACATTCTCCTTAATTACAACTTTCGCATTATCAAGTTGTCTATCTGCAAAGTTAGCAAAATTACTAAACCCAACAGTTGAGACAATTATACCCAAAACAAAACCAATAATAAGATTAGTCATTTTTTGGCACCTCGATCTTTTCTAGTTCTTCGGCAGGATCCCATTCATCTTCATTGTCCTCTTGCCAAGCACGAACATCTTCAGAGATACAAAACATCTCATTAATCTCAGAAGGAATTTCTTCCTCAATCTCATCAGCTGACATGTCAGAATATTCGTAGAAGTCATCGTAACCATCTTGGTAACGACCACAAAATGCCATTCCAGGTTCATAGTAATAAGCATCTACGTTCCAACCCTCTCCGACGAGAAACTCGTAAATGCAAGTGGGTGGTGACCAAGCAGAGTCAAACGAAATTGTGACAGTAGTTTCATCTACAATTTCATATCCAGCGAGACTGATATCCCACTTCGTACCCCAGTTTTCTACATTCCAGCTGTACCAATTTTCTTCTTGATCAGCAGGACGTGGTCGCAGAATATTGAGAATTTCATAAGGACTATCTCGTTCATCTGACTTCTTCATCTCAACGATAAGTTGATCAATCTTTTCTTTTGGACCAGTTAAAGTCGCATAGTTGTTGCACCAATTAGGCATGATATAGTTTTCCTTTCACTTCATGAATGCTTCAAATAGAGAGATGACATCATTAATGTTTTTAGCATTAACTGCCATTTTGCTTTCTTTGCCATCAGCAAATGTCTTAGTGTACCCACCTTCTTTGAGCCACTCTTTCATTTGTTTCTTCATAGCCTCAAGTTTATCGTCTTGTGCGTTAAACTCGAAGGTTACTTTTACTGGTTCGTTGGATTCGACTGTAGACCAATACCACATCATATACATGTTGTTGCGTGCACTGCTCAAAAAGAATGTCGAGGTCGAATTGATTTTAATCTCTCTCAACTTATTTTTGAATACATGATAGTTAAGAGTAAACCATTCAGGCAGACTCTCAAAGTTATCATACTGCTCGTTCTGAAATTCAGAGAACATCGAGGACAATGGCTTCATAATAAAACACTCCTTGTAGTGACCAGAAACAGAGTTTGCTTCTGGATTTTCAGTTGCAATTAAATAAGACTCAAGTAGGAAAGACTCACCATCTTTTTTACCACCAAACAACTCCAGATTTCTTGCAACAATGTAGCAGTGCTCAAACAAGAATCCTTTGTCCTTTAAATGGGCAAGGCAACGATCTCCATTTCCCTTGCCAACATAAAGTAGTTTGCCATCGTTGTCGATGTATTTGTAGACGTATTGTCCCAAAGTTGCAAAAAATTCACTAGTAGGTTTTTCCATAATATAATTATACTACAATTAGGTATTTTTGTCAACACCTTTTTTTGCAGGTGGAGGGATGAATCCTGCATCCGCTACAAGTTTATGTGTAATCTTTGGAAACAGCTTATGCAACTTCTGATCCTTAACTGCAATTACTACCTTCGCTTCCTCTGGATGAATACCTTCCAATAAACCAACAAACAGAGATTCTCTCTTTAAAGGTTTTATGTCTGGTCGCATGAATACATACAATCTACGTGCCTCAGTATAGAGATTTGTCTCTGTCATGCCCATAGGTTCAGAAGCAGGTTTAAATGGTGGTTCACCCTCTGGCAACAACCACTTATGACTATCCAAGAACGCATGAGCAAATAGTGCTTTCAAAAGAAACTCACTTTTGTATTTCTCAATTGTTTTTGGGTCTTCGTTAATTTCTTTTAACATTTCTACAAGATATTTCTTCATTAGAAGTCCTCGATTTCATCCAACAATAAACGACAACGATGTTCCATGAGATAATTCATCACAGTCATCTTATCTCCCTTAGGTTTACTACTTATGTATGTATTCACGATAGACTGTTTGACTTCTGCTGGAATATTATCAAATGCAATTAGTTTTGCATTACGTTGCCAGTTTCGTTTTTCCTCATCAGTGCGACATGCATCAATACCCTTTTCATAAAACTCTGCCAGTCTTTTTGCACTGACAGGTTTTTGACGATCTCCAACTACAAACACATCATCCTTAGATAGAATGTTTGGAATACCATCACCTGTGTCACCTTTGACAATATGCTCAACAGTAAAGTCTATGATTTCCTGCTTTGAAGCAGTGATAAACTTCTTCTGCATAGGTGACCACTGACGCACATTACCTGACGAGAATGGTGCGAGTTGTAGTTGCTTGAAGTCTTTGTCAGAAGAAAGAATAAGAATCTTCTGTGGTTCTTCAACCAAACCAGCAAGCATCAACTCATTACTTTGCACATACTCGGTAAGCACTGCAATAATATCGTCTGCTTCAGCACGATCAACATGAATCACTCGCCATGGAAAGTGCTCTGCAATCTCTTGACGCATCTCATTCAATGTGTCAAAGATCAAGTGCCAATCCAAGTCGGAGTTATCACGCATCTTTTTACGACTAGCCTTGTAGTGTTCAAAGACTTCTCGTCTCCA